TGCATTGAACACCTTCACTCGCTCATGGGAAGAGCGAAACTCTGGTGGCACTTCAATCAGCATTGAATGATTGTCGTTGCTTATTCTAAGGGTGTGTTCGCGGCAGGAAATAAGACAGAGGATTCCCACCTCCAATGCAGTGCCGTCAATAAGACAATTAATTGCATGCGCTGTATTGTCTTCGCTCCATAAATAGTCAATTGTCATTTGTTCAGTGCTGTGCGTATCCGCATCTTAAGCTCCTTGCTCACTTGACTACTGCCAAACAAATCCTTTTGCTGAAATACATCCGTCCATTGACGTGGGGAAAGGTTGGTACTTAGTCCCTCGTGAACATACCATGCATAGCCGCGTCCACTGCTATTTTTGGCATCCCAGTCCCATGATGCAGTGATATCAACACCACCTTGCGAGATAGAAAAACTGTCACGCCCGCTTCTGTAAAGATCTCCCAAGTCAAAGATATTACGAGGACTTGTGACTACTTCTCCGCTTTTGCGTTCTGTTTCGCCATCGTAATTCCATCTATCTTCTAAAAATTGATCGCGAAAATAATCGTTCACGTCAAAACGTGTCCACGTTTCAAACGCTTTGATAAGTTTCTTTTCAATGTTTCCAGGATTGATAAGCTCGCCCCCGACGATGGTTCCGCTCATGGCGCTATTAGATTACGAAGAATTAAATCAGGAATTAAGAAGCGGCAGCGCTCGTAAGCAATATCATCGCCAGGGAAAAATCGTGGCGTGGCATCTGGAAATCTGCGCACCATCCTGTCCATTGCTAAAGCAAGCGTATTGCTATTAGGCGTATATTGCACTAACACTACCTCCCAAACTTGCGTCACCTTGACCGTGCCTCCCAATGGAGAACGAGGCGCAAGTTCAGGGAACTCTCGCATGGTCACTTCCAAGCCTTTCACTTTCCATTCTTTTGGCACGCTTTGCCTGCCCACTACATACACAGCAGGAAGCGTGGACGCATTAGGCAATGTGTAAGTGCCAATCAAATTGGGCGATGCAGAAAGCAGTTCTGTAACTGTTTCACGCAGTTGAGAAATGTTCATTAAAAAGCCTGTCCCCGTAGGGACAGGCTAGCGAATTAACAATGGAAGAATGATCAGCTATTAGGAGCAGTCGGGATAATGCTGCCAGTCTCAGAAGCATTCTGGTGAATGCCAATGCGACCACGGCTGGTCAGATCAAAGGTGACTTCCACGAGGTTATCAGCAGGATAGCTCTCGTTGTAGTTCATCACGCAAGCAACAAATGCCACCCGGTCATAGTAGTAAGTGTTGCCTGAAGCGCCCAGTTGCTTATTGATTTCCACGTACACTTCGTGGTTCTTGTCGTAACGACTAGCGCTAACTGCTTGGAAAGCTTCGTCAAAGCTGTTGGGCAGGAATACAGTGCCATCAACGTCCTTCTGGAAGTAGGAAGTGATGGAAGCAGTGGCTTGGCTGGTAGTGATCACGCTATCAGCGAAACCGCCACCGCCCAGCAGGTAGAATTCTTGGTTGCCATCGTTAAAGGCAACAGAAGCAGTGGTGGCTGCTTGCAGAGTGTAGAGAGTGGGAGCGCCGCTAACGGTGAAAGTAGCGCCAGACTGAGTGATGATGGGACGGGAAGTGCCACCAATAGAGCCCACGCGGACAATCACGTCCTGGCTCTTCACTAGCTCAGTGGGATGGTAGAGCATTAGAAAATCCTCAATGGGAAAGAAGAGAGTTAAGCGTTGTCCACGCTTCCTTTGCCAATCAGTCTAAAAATACCCCTGACTGGCGTGCCTAAAAATTGCCAATAGTGAATAGCAATTTGTTCATTAGGCAACAATTCAAACCTTCCTTCTCTTCCATTGATTGTTGCCTGAGCAGAATCACCAACAGTTACGCCAGACAAAGTAAGGGGGCTGGTCATCCTGCCTTCCATGTAGACGGCAGTCATGTCAGCCCCAAGTAGTTGGTCGTAACGCGGATTGTTTTTCTGCTTCAGCGTGGCGTAAAAAGTAACGCCTGTCGCCACTGGAATGTAATTACCAGTTTCGCTGTCAAGTGCATATCCAGATGCCACACTAAATACCAAAGTGGCATTTGCAAGTGGCTCCAGGAAATTGCTCACACGACAAACCCAACGGAAGAAAGAGGAAGATTATTGGTCATTCGTTTAAACTCCTGACCGTATTGAGTGGCATCAAGCCCCTCGCCATATACTTTGCCGTCAGTGGCACCAATTTGAATGCCCATTTGAGCTAGTTGAATGGCAATGATATGAGCAGCAAGGAACTTTACTGCCCTATCAGTTTGATCCCCGAACACATCAACAGAGGCGTCATAAGCAGCTTCCGTGATGGCACCATTCACGATGCCAGATGGATGTGGACTGAATTCAGGAAAGCGCTCAAGGAAGCTTGCATAGGTGACTGCCATAATCAGGCCTTCCCAATGCGAATAGCTTCAATGCGCTTTGCAATGGCATTCCTCACGCGGACGCGCCCTTCAATTTTCTTCCAATCGCCCAGACGGTCTGGATCATGGATGAGTTCAATGGCGCGAATAGCTTGCGTAAGGGGAAGTTCGCTAAGGCTTTGAACATTTTCAGGCAGATTTTCTACCATCACTTGTTCTTGCATTTCTTCAATGGCGCCAATAGCAAGAAGCTTTTTGACAGTGCCGTTTTCCTTCGCTTCCTTCCATTTTTCATCAGGGATTTCCTGATTAAGACCAGGCGTCAGTTGAATGAGCCCACTCTTGGTGATAATGCCAAACCCTGCATCACGAGGGGGATTTTCAAGTTCGGGACGATAAGCAATGAGCATTGTTCAAGAAAAACAATTGCACATAGCTTAACGTCCCTCTTCTTGATTAACTATCCTCAGGCGGAAGCCTGAACGTAGATCATGCTCTTGGGATAGTACAGAGCAACGCCACCAACGCGGGCATGAGCGGGAACAATGAATTCCAGACCACGCTGTTGAGGCGGGAACAGCTCAAGAGGCTGAGGAATGTGCAGTTGCACTTTCTCAGGATCACGCTTGTACACAACCATGCGGTCAGTGTTCAGCACGCTGTTGTCAGCTTCCAACTGGTTGATGGGCTCAACGTTGCGGATGTAGGGGTTGGTACGCAGGAAGTATTCCAGCACAGTCACGTCCGAAGAATCGGAGTTGCGAGTGGTGCTGATCTTGTTGTAATCTGCGTAGGACAGCAGAATGGTGTCGGGCTGTTCCTTCATCTTGGAGCCGTTGATGATGGCAGTCACGCCATAGTTCAGCAGTTCCAGCATTTCTTGGGCAGTGGTGCCAGCGGTGGTGAACCACTTATCAGCAGCAACAACGTCCACGGTGGAGTTGTTGAAGAAACCAGCCAAGCCCACAGTGCTTTCACCGAAGAAAGCAAGGCTTTCCACTTTCTCTTCATAGGCACGACGCACAGCAGCAGCACGACGCTGCTCCAGAGCGATGTTGGCCATTTGAGCAGCACGCAGTTCCTGCACGGTGTAACCGAAGCTACCGCCGAAGGAACGAATGTTGATGCTCTTCTCCACTTGGCTGATGTCGGCACGGGGCAGATCATCGGCGGCATCCGCAATCAGACGGAACTCACCAGTGGAGTCCATGATGCGGTAGGTGAAGGTTTGAGCACCAGGGCCAGCTTCGCTGGTCACAGGCAGCACAGTCGGATATTTGATATCCGCATACTGCACTTCAAACACTTGGGGGCGGATGTACTCAAGCTGACGCTCAAGAAACAGGCCCGCGTCATCCATACGGAATTCAGACATTTTTAAGAGCCTCCTATCAAGAATCAGCAGAGAGGGTGAAGCTCGGACCATTCAGCTCCAGCACAGCGAGGCCGCTGCCGGTGGTGGAGGTGAGGAAACGAGCGTTGGCCAGGCGAACAGTCTTGCCCGATGCAAAAGCATGGGAGAACTGACCAGCCTTGCCAGTGCCACTGGCGGAATACAGCACACGCACGGGCGATGCGGGAGTAACAGCGCCAGTCACGTAGACGGCCACTGCACCTTCGTTAGCCACGTTCATAGCTTGCTGATTCTTCACGCCAGGACGGCTGTTGGCGTCCAGAGCAGTTTCATCAACATAGGTGAGGACGTTAACGCCCAGCACAGTGTCAGAAGCGCCAGAAATGGTAGTAGCAGAATTGCCGACAGTACCAGCGGTGTTATACACAGCAAGGTTACCGAAAGCAACAACTGCGCCAGTCTCATTGACATAGGTGCCAATGGTATTGTCGCGGATGTCAGACAGTTGACCTTCCAGCAGTGCAGTTTGCGCCAGAGCGTAGCTCTGTTGCACGCCACCAGCGGAGGCAGTGCCCGAAGCAGAGAAAGTTACGGCCATAATTACTTAGCCTCCTTGGAGATGGAAAGAGGCTTCTTCCATGCATTCTGCAGCATGTCCATATAGGACGAAGGTGCAGACACAGGAGAAGCAATGGAAGCTACGGCTTTACGCAGCTCATCAGTGGTAGCGGAATCTTTGCGACCCTCAGAGAGAGTGTCAAACATTGCCTGCACGTAGTCGTCGCTCTTCTCAGAAAGATCAAGCTCGTCACCACGCACTGCCTTGATGGAGTCAACCATCACTTCGCGAGCAGTTTTGCCAGCGAAGTCATAGGCGGCATCGAGAACGGGCTTAGCCTTCTCGACGAGAGCAACACGCTCTTCCACCATGGAATCAAGATTGATTTCCTTGGCGGCAGCCAGTTCAGCGTTCAGTTCTTCAACCTGCTCAGCCAGAGCATCAGCGCGACCCTCAGCGGAATCACACTTGCCCTTCATTTCCTTATGCATGGCGTCCATTTCGGACTTCATGGAATCGGCGGCGGCTTGCAGCTCGTCGTACTTCTTCTTCATGTCCTCGTAGGACATCTTGGCGTCTTCGCGTTCTTTAGTGATCGCAAGAGCAACGCTCTCCGTCACTTCAAACTCGGCGCCGTCGAAAACGACTTTTGCGCTCATAGTTGTAGTTTCCTCAATGGAAATTAGGGAAGGATCAGCAGCATCTTGACGATCAAGATGAAGCTTCACTTGCGGGCCAGCGCGGCCCCGACGAACAACGGCGATGTGATTACCAAGGATTTCCTTTTGGATGCCATCGTAATGTTCACCGCTATCAGTAACGCCAGGCGTTGGATCATAGTTGACCCTATAGCCAGCGCTTACCTCACGAGCATCACCACGCATGATGCGTTCAATGGTGTCTTGGTCGGTGATTGTCATCACCGCCTTAACAAAGCCATTGTCATACACCACTTCAGTGCCGCTAAATCCTACTTGGTAGTCTTTAGTATTTTCGGCATCGAGAAGAACTGGTGGGTGCTCCGAAGTGATTGCCTTGCCCGCAAAGGAAGCAAGACTATCGGGAGACGCCACTTCCATTTCGGGCCTGTATTCACGACGCACAGAACCATCAGCATCTGTATAGAGCTGAATGCCAGTGCGAGCAATGGAGGCCCACGCCCGAAGATAGCCCTCAGGCGTCACCTCATATTTCTCAATAGGAGAGAAATCGTATCGGCAAGATGTGGTGCTCATATACTCACTTTACCAATAAACTTAGTTTATTATAAAAACAACTATTCAGAACTGACTAGGAAAATGATGCTCCTTAGGAAAAGCAACGCAGACGTGCTTAAGATGCCTCATCAACAAGCCCGTCTTCTCATTGCTTCTCGCATCAAAGAGGCCCGCCTTAACAGCGGGCTTTCTCAGAAGGACGTAGCAAACGCGCTGCACACTAGTCAAAGCTCATATTCACGAATGGAACGCGCTGAACTGGCTCCCGACTGCGTGCAAATTCGCACTCTTAGCGGCCTTTATGGAATTAGTGTTCTGTGGCTGATGGGCTACCCCTCGTTCATTGTCAATGCCAAGCGTGAATGATCAATCTTCGTCATCGTCGTCTTCTCCGCGAATGTCACGAAGCTGGTCTTCAATGCCTTCCATGATGTAAGACTTTGCCATTGCCTCAATTTCAAAAGTGAGGAATTTAGTTGGCTCAAAATGAGGGTCAGGCTTCTCGTAGACGCTCATCACATAGATGTGAGTTTCATCAAGCCTGCCATTCTTGAAGCATTGCTTTTCTACTAACTCCCATCGCGAAGTGTTGCGATGCTCATTAGAAGAAAGGATGGAAAGTGCCTGCAAAAGACCAATGCCTTCGTCTTCTTGCTCGATTACGCGCACGTATTCGCTCATTGGTCTGTGTTACGACTTTCCACCATTTTAATAATGCGATTTGCCCACGCCCTACCAGCATCGCCTCCCCATAGAAGCCATGCAATGTAGCCCGCGTCATCTTCACCTCCGCTTTTGTTCTTTTCATGGCGAGAAAAGAATGCAGACATGCGTTTGATGGTGGCATAGCTGATCTTGCTGCCACCAGCTAAATCACCAGCCCTGGCAACGCCACTGCCAATGCCCTGCTTACCCGCCTCCTGCGTCGTCAAGCCGCCTTTACCGTGCTTCTTGCGTAGTTCCAAGCCGCGACGGGCAGCGCTTCTTACGGCAGCAGGAGGGGCGAAACTTTCAGCGTCGCCCCTCAGCGCTTTTTTCCGCAACTCCCATCCATTTCTTCTTCCTCTTCCTCCTCTTCGCCAATCATCTCCTTAAAGAAGCCCATGTAGTATTCGTCGCTCATATCTTCTTTCGGCTTGCGCGTCATACCAGCTTCAGACAGTGCGATTGCTAGTGCTTGCTTCGGGCTCTTTACTGCCTCGCCACTGCTGCTCTTCAGCTTGCCTCCTTTAAACTCGCGCATTACGTTGGCAATCTTTGCCTGCTTCTCTTTCTTGGTCATGGTTCAAATGCTTTTATTAAGCATAATCAATGGATGAATCCTATCGGAGCAGTGGCAATGTTCATGCCAGGGAAAAGCTTGTCACGATACAAAACCATGCCAGTAATGAGACGCTCAGCAATGAAAGCCAGCGCTCGCTTGTCATAGCCCCCAATGCGAAGAAACTGCTCTTCGTGCTTATGCCAAATAGGAGCAAGCGCAACAAACAATGCGCTCATAAATTGCTTGTATTGAACATTGCCTCCTCTGGCCATATTGCAGCCAATAAAGCTATTTTGCTTCCAAATGGCATCAATTTCTTCGCGAGAAAAAATCCAGCTTCCAGAATCGGCAAGTTCTCTAGTGATGGCAGGAGCATCAAAAGCAGAATGTCCGCCGTAAAACTGCTGCTCTAACGTGCAGCTAAATAATGCAGGCTCTGGAAAGTACAACGTATTTTCTTCGTACCATCTCCTCGCTAGACAAAGCATGCGCTCCTCCCATGATGGGAACAATGCGAGAACGCGCTTCATAGCGCACTTTCTCGCCAGGAATGCATACGGCGTAAATTGTGCAATCAGACGGCTGCATAAACCTTCCTCGCTGCCCATAGTTCGTTGTAATTATTCACGCCTTTGGCGCCAAGACCAGTTAAATCGCCGCCTCCTGCGGGTTTGCTCCAGGCCATGATCGTACCATCAGGCAAGACAAAGCCCCTATTCTTCTGTCCATACGTGGGAGTGAGTTCCAGGTAGTCACCGTAAATAAAATTGGCTTGGCTTCCATTGGAAGCAAGCGCCTTGCCCAATAGCGTTGGGCCAGTGGGACACAGTGGCGTGATGCCATAGTATTGCTCTGTGCAATTTGCCACAATCATTTCAATGGCAGTTTGCAAAGCCTTGTTGTCGGGCTTGGAATAGAGCACAGTCGTGGCGCACGCCCAACTGGTGTAGCTAAAACGCTGGATATCTCGGAATGCCAAGAATTCAATGCGATCTCCAAGATCCACTGCATTAAAGGCCCTCACGCCAATATCAAAATACCAACCACCGAGTTTGTTTAACAAGCAGAATCGGCCAAGGTCTGCTTTGTAAGAGAATGGAACCAGGCAATCATACGCCCACACCACTTCGTCTCCATAGTTTTCAGCAATGAAAGCACGCAATGAAGCATCGCTGTAAATGACGTGCTCCGCATCAGGAAAACATGCGTCAATGGTGCTAGTGGCGTGCTTAAGGAACGGACTAAGCTGCTCCGTTGGATCAGTGGAAAGAAAGATTTGTGAAATCTGCATGGCAATCAAGCAATCTTTGCGGGAGTTCCAAAGCCTTTAAATTCAGGCTCGACAGGCTTTGCAGCAAGCGTTTCGCTCACTGCATCCTTAAGCTGTTGCTGAATATAAGGCCAGGTAAAAGGCTCCTCATGAAGACGGTTGTAACACCATTGCCCATGTTCCTTGAGAATGTCACGATTCTCGTAATAGTAAGTGAGGATGTTCGCTGCGCATTCAGGGTCGGGCAGCATGCGCTCTAAACCATAGTTCCTATCTGTTTCACTGGCATTGCATTCAATGCGAGGCAGCTCATCAAAGATTTCAGCCAAGCTTGTATGATCAGGAACCACTTGCGCCACGCCAGTGGCACCATGCTCTGAGTTGACCAGGCCCCATCCTTCGCCAATGCAAGTGTTAATGCCAATATCAGCAGCGTTATACACTTGATTAAGTTGTTCAATGGGAAGACAATTGTCCACTGAATAGTGTGGACTGGTCAAAATAAGTTTACTGGTCGGGTCAAAGCCTTCGTCACGCGCCACTCGTTTAAACAGCGGAACAAGTTCCCATCCCAAATCCTTGCTGCCCATATTGAGCCATAGACGAGCATCGTCTTTGTCTTTGGCAAACTTAATAAATGCCTTGATGGTCAAATCAATGCGCTTGCGTGGTTGATTCCTGTTGCCATTGAATACGACAAACACATCTTCTGGTACACCAAGCTTTTTGCGGCATTCTTGCTTGTCGAGAGGAAAGAACTTCGTGAAATCGGTGCCATGGCCAATGATGCGCACGGGCTTTGTATAGCCCATAAGCTCAAGTTCTTTCTTGGCGAATTCCGTGTAAGTGGCGAGACCGTCCCATTCCATCATTGGCTTGGCCAGATCTGGGAACAAACCGTAAGAGTCGATGGGCGTGTAGACGAACCATTTGAAGCCAAGCTGCTCCTTAAGAGGCTTTGCTTTTTCCCACAAGCTAAGAGCAATCCAAATGTCATTGGTCACCCACACGCAAGCACGCTCACTTCATGCTCTTCTGCCAGCGCAGGAAGCAAATATTGTGCAACGCGACCAAATCCTGTTTCTACAAACGCATCGCCACAGTAAAGAATGCGAGCCATAGCCATCCTTGAATCTTCGTCATCTTAAGGGGCTTTTATACTGACGGCAAAAGGAGGCTAGATGATTCTTCCAGAGGGTTCAATTCGTTTCTGTATTAGTACGTGCAAGAAGTTTGCTCCGCATACCATTCCCGTCATTATTCCC